AGNTCTGANTCTCTCCATNNTCTTGCAATTGATGCAATTTCTTCAGATGACGGCGTAACGGCTACATTAACTTGTTTATCAATTGTTAGTCCGTCATCAAATAAATGCCGACTTAAATTACTCCCGTCATCCAAGGCGGTAATACTTACTAAAGTTCTCATTTAAATCTCCTTTAAGATGTCGGCGGGTCAAGTAAATAGACAACGCCTGAACTTCTATATGCGCCGCTCTGATTTGCGTTTGTGCTAACGTAACTTGTTGTAATGGTAACTTTTAAAGACGTTTCAAAACGCACACAAACCTGCGGAGCGTCAGCAATTTGAAGCGCAGTGTTTGGAATAGTCGCATAGTAACCTGTGTTTTGAGCAATGTAAGAATCATCATCGTTTCTGTTTGTCGTAGCGTTATAAGTAACAGATTGCATAAAATACTGTCCCTGTTTTGCATTTTGTGTGTCAGCACCACTACTTATAGGAAAATAACCAAGACAAATCCTATCATAAGCTACAAAAGCACCAAGCCCAGTAGAATCAAACGCAACAGCAGTTTCTACTCCGTCTACAGTAATTTTAAAAATTGTCGTGCTTGCACTTCCGGTTTGATCACTTGGCCCAACAACATGAGTTAGATATCCAGAGCCGCTTGTAATATTTACAATTGTTTTTTCGGTGTTGGCTGCATAACTATCACTAGTTTTTATTAAAAAATCCATGCCCCAAAATGTCGAAGTACCCGCAGTAACAATGCCAGAGGCGGTACCTCCATACTGTAACTTGGTTCCTGCTATTCGACGTACTGGCATACGCTTGGGATCACGGTTTATTAAACTGTCTTTACTACCTATTACTGCCGCCATTTTTAAATCTCCTTAGATTGTTGTCCAGCCAATGGTACTATCGACGTAGACAAGCGTAGCCGCGTTGTTTAATGGCAACAGAGCATCGTTAGCTGATGAATTTATGGGCTGTGAGTTGCGACCAATTGTTATCAAAGCGGCTCCAACATTCTTTACCGTCACAACAGCACCCGCACTTGGTGATGCAGGAAGCGTTAAAGTAAATGCGGTAGATGCATGGTTACCTATGATTTGATCGCCGCTTGACATAGTAAAATTAGCGGTCTTTACTAGCCAGTTGTTGTACAAGCCTCCTACAGTAGCGAAGCTAAGTGTGCCGCTACCATTTGTCGTTAATGATTGTCCTGCGCTGCCGTCACTAACATTAAGCCTTGCAATGTCTACTGCGTTGTCTGCAATAGCCGCTGCAACAATAGCGTCATCTGCAATTAGAGCAGAGGTGATTGCATCGTCAGCTATCTTAGCTGTTGTAACTGCATCATCAACCATAGA